GCGTAAAGGCTGGCAGTGGCGCCAGTGGCCTTAGGGAGTTCGTGCACTCCTTCAAGCATAAAGCTGCCAACCTCTCCACTGGCTAAAGCGGTTACGGCAACACCAAACAAAGCGCCAACCAACGCGCCGCCACCAGAGGCGACAACGTAAGGAGCGGCAATGGATAGGATTTCTCCTTCTTGAATAGGTCCTTGCATTGTTTTTAGTGGAATTGGGGAAAGTTAAACATTAAGGCTAAAGCGCAATGGTTAAAATCATACGCCAGAGCTGCGATAAATAAAACGGAAATCCTCAATGGCGCAACCAAAATCAGAACGAGCCAGCAGCTTCAGGCCATCAGGATCCCTTTCGGGCTCTGATGTAATGGTAGGCCCGGGCTCGTCTGCCAGGTAACCCCACACCATGCCAGGCGTTCTAGTTGGGCCAGCGGCTAAATACCATTGCGTTGCGGAACCGTCAAGCCGTGGCTCAACTATTAATTGCATCTTCCTTGTGTAGGGATTGGGCCCAGAGTTTCCAGTCAACGCAGCAGGAGCATAACCGTTCGGATCAAGGAATTGCTCACCAGTTCCTTCTAGATCTGATGGAACAATCAAAAACTCAGGGGTCAAATTAACCGCAACGTTGCTAATATCTCTTTGCTTTCGCATTGCCTTTCGGCCTACGTTTACGCCGGCAATGCCAATGGGACCCGTGCCAGTGTTGTTGTGAGCTGCATTAAACAACGCAAGATTGTCTACCGATACATTAGCATCGCCAGTAATCATTGCCCATATAAGATTGGATTCCAAGCGACGGAAGCCACGGCCTAAAAATTCAGGAGTTCGTTCTAAGGCAGACAGATCATCATTGATAATTGCATGCCGAGAAATTACAATTTTTTTGGTATAAGTAAACAGCCTCCAAGTACCTTGTGCTTCTTTGAGGGTGCCTGTCTTGTACTCGCCGCCTTCGGGAGTAAGCTCTGGCGTAAGATCAGCGGCAATAGTTAAGTCGCTAGCGTTTTTGAAATCTGGTAAATTGCGTTGGCGTGCAAGCCCCTTCCAGGTATGAGGCTCTTCTTCATAAAATTGGGTTAAAGATTTCCCTGCTAGATTAGAAAACAGCAATGGAAAATCACTAGTGCTGTGCATGGCCATGGCCACTAGCTCATTTTTAGACCTACCCACAGTGCTTATGCCCCGCGAGTTGGCATAAGCCCTTACGCATTCCATCAAGGAATAACCTCGATACTCTTGGCCAACGCCAGAGATCTGGGCCAGCGGATTGATCCGGGCATACAGCATGTCCCCAATGCCGGCCATCACAGTGTCTCCCGCGTCGCGGGTTACCTGGAGGCGGGCAGGGTGGCCCGCCTTGCTGGCGACAGTTTCAAGCGGGCCGGCGTGGGCCTTCACGATTTCCAATGCAACATCGGCAAACGGCTTGCCGCTGTCAACCATGGCCTGCACCGCAGCGGGGGCAATATTGGCCTCGGCCGCGCAACGGCGAATTTCGTTTTCGCGCCTTGCGTTAGCAAGGGCCACGGATTCAGCAACAGCAGTTGAGGCAGCGGGGCTGACGGCGGCCTGCACTACTGCAGGAGCAACAGTGGCAATGTGGGCAGCTTCGGTAGAAGCGACCACAGGAGGCGCCTCAATGACGGCGGCCGGTGCGCTCCCGGCCTGATCTTGCGTGGGCATGTGTTCAGCTCGGGAGTGTTCAGGGTGATCTCCTGATTCTATTCTAACCATTGACGCCAGGGCCTTAGACACCCACCCCGGAGGGTTAGGGAATCGCCCCGCAGGCAGAGCCGGGACGCTTGCACGCACGTCTACCGGATCGATCACTGCATCGATCAGACCAGCCGCCAGGGCCGCTTCGGCGGTGAACCAGGTCCCACCCCCCTGCGCCGCGCCCATCCATTCCAAAATCTGTTCGACCGATTGGCCTGATGCCTTGGCATAGGTGGTGGAATAAACCTGGGAGTGCACGCGCAGCATGGCCGCCGCGGCATCCATCGAATCGGCGTCTCCAACCGATCCGCCCCAGCAGTTATGGATCATCAGCAGAGCGTTGTCTGGCATCAACCGACGATCGCCACTGGCCTTGTTGATGGCCATTGGGATAATCGAGCCCGCAGATGCTGCCAAGCCATCTATCACATAGGTTTTTTTGCCTCTGTAGGCCGCTAACACGTCATGGATTGCCATTCCTTCGGCCGCCACACCGCCAGGCGAAAACAGGTGAATCTCAACATCACGCCCCCCTGCAGCGTCCAGCGCTCGGGCCACGTCATCAACCAACACGTCAACCCCCACTTCGCCATAGAGCCGCAACACTGTGGGAGTGGCGGCGGCTTTAACGGTTACTCCTGGGGCCATTGATGCTCGAATGCTGAGAGTAGTTTAAGCGGTCAGCGCCATCAATCCGGCGGCTCGCTGCTGGCCTCTTCTGCGCCAGGGTCAGGTGCGGAGCTGGTGAATGCAGATCCTGCCGGACGGGCCTGCGTTACGCCAGCGTTGGAAACCAATGCGGCATCTGTGCTCAGGATCAAACTGGCATCCCTGGCCCGTTGAAGATCTCTGCTCAGCTCTTCAATTACTTCCTCTGGTACATACCCAAATGACAGCTGTACTTCTGACAGGCTCATAAACCCAGCCCTCACCGCCAAAATCAGCGCTGGGATTTCCTTGGTTGGGTCGATCATTTCCCGACGCGGCGGAGTGTGAGCCCATTTCATTGGCCCTTTCAGCAGGCCAACCATTCGGGCCAGCTCGTCGTGCCACTCACACACCGGCGCCAGCATTCCGGGAATGCAAACCTTTCCCCGCAGATAAGCAATCCGCCTACTGAACTCAAGCCATCCGCCCCTATAGCTCGAATAGTTGACGCTTGATAAATCACCCGTCATTGATTCGTAAGTAATCTCATAGGCCGCTGCTACAGCATGGGCGTACTCACGATGGGTGCTAACAAAATCGCCGGAGCTTGGCGGGGTGAATGCTTTAAAGTCTCGACCCGGTGGGAGATGCTCAATTGCGCCAGGCTCAATTTCATCAAAATTAACTCCGATTATTTGGTTACCATCTTCATCAAGGAGTTTATCTGCATTAACATCAGAGTCGTAGCTAACCCCAAAAAAGCAAGCTGAAATTTTATCTTTCATCTGCTGGGCCGCCCTAATGTCGCCCATATCCCGCAAGGTCAAAATTGCTGCCGTGCCAAACGGAAGCCCCATTCTCTGGCCAGCTCGCCTGCAATCAAAATGTAAACTAATTTCTTCTTTCGGAACAAAGGTACTTTGGACCCTGACACCAATCCCTAACGACGTTTCGCCAGGGTGACTATCTCTAATCCAATAACCCATCAAACGACCTGAACTATCAAACTGCTGGCCAAATAATATGTCATGAGAATTGTCTTTATTAAAATCTAGCCAATCAGGCTCAAGCATTTGCACTTGCAAAGGCACTATTCCGTAGCGCTCAAACAGTTCGGGATATATACGTTTTCGCACTAGCACGGCGCCACGTACCGCTGTAGTTCTGGCCCCAACGGATTGATTGCCGTACCAATCATGAATGCCGTAAAAATCGCTATGCCGTGATTCCGCCCAAGTGTTCCAAACTGATTTATATTTTTTAGTTGCACTCATGGGGGTGCTCATAACCCCATCGCCAATCCAATTATTGACAATCACGCCAATCGCTCTGGAAGCGTAGGCATCGTTATCAGCAAGATCTTGGTGCCGTTTGACCAGCCAGTAGTACGCCTGACGCAGATCGCTATTGGGGCCGCTGTTGTTTGTCCGCCAGCCAGAGGTTCGCCGGGTGTCCTCTGCGGCCTCAAACCGGGCCATGGTGCGACGGGCGAATTCCCGGTCATCCCGGAGCCGCTTGCCCTTGCTTTTGCTCTTACCCTTGCCCATCAGGTTGGCCGAGACATTCTGAAGTAAGTGCGCCGCAAACGGGGCATGGAGCTGCCTTCCAGCTCTGCCGCCATTCCAGCTTCGATGCGACGCATTTCGTCAAGGCTTCGGTAGGTCAACTGCCGTCCGTCGCTAAAGCGAACGCTTAAAACCCCCTCCGCAATTGCGTTCCGTAGCTCTTGCAATTGGGTCAGGGTATAGGCCATGGCCCCATCTTACCTCTTTAGCCAACCTTTGCGCCTGTCCGGGCCGCTTGTGCTGGAGCCCTTTAGCCAGCCCGACCGCTGGGAGGTTCGGGCTGGGGGTGCCACCACTTCCCCTTTCACCACCGGCGCCTGGGAGCCCAAGGTGCGGGCGAGTTGGGCCCACATGGTGCCAGCTGAGTAACGGCGAGAAACCAGCAGTAGTGCCACATAGGACATCCGCGTGCAGTCGCCACCTTCGTCTTGGGAGCCTGGGGGCAGGATCCAATGGTACTCAG